ATATCCCAGGGATTTTAAATGCCTAACTTGTGACTCTATCTTATCAAAATCCTTACCAGTTCCGTCTATGACTAATCCTAGCCTGCCTGTTATATATAGCTTGGATCTTCTTCCTGTAATATCCTTAGCATTTTTTCGTATTGATTGTCCTTCCGGGGATGATATAGTATCTGGATCCATATTAAGATCAGACGCTTTCATCTTCAATTCAAAAACCTCATCGGAGTTAATAGTCTTCAGACCTAAAGAACCTGGTATAGCCTGCTTAGTAACATATGACTTACCTGATCCCGGACCTCCGGCTAAAAAGATAGCCTTAAAGATTGCAGGATCATTAACGCCTTCGGTTAAAGTAGATTTAAACGATTTCATGATTATGCGCTCTTAAGAGCAAAATCTACTTTCTTAACTTCATCAACTGATTCTTTTAAACTTTCGCGTAAAGAACCCCGACCCTTTTTAAGGTCGAATGTTGCAGATTGAGTACGATCTAAACCGTCAGCAGTTAAATTGTTACCGAATTTAGATACACTCACACCTTTAATAGAAAGAACAGCCATTAACCAATCTTCTAATGTTTTGAATGTTTTAGTATCACCACCGCGTTTTGCTTCATCGAGCTCAACTGATTCATCTAATCCCATAGCAGTAGCTACTGCTTTATTACCGAACTTGTTACGAAGAAGATCCGATATTGCACCCTGTTTATCATATTGAGATAAGTCTACCGGGCCGCGATGTTGTTGGTCGACCATGCGTCGTAAGTCTTTAATAGACATTTTCTTTAAAGAAAGATATTCTTTGTATACCGGGCTTGATTTATCAACGCCTTCATCGACAGATTCTTTCTTATAATTCTTTAAAAAGTCTTTAACATCTTTAACAGGGAAACCTATCTTCTTAGCAATCCATTCTGCAGATTTACCTTGATCGATGTAATCCTGTAGCTCGGACATTTTACTTTCGTCTAGAGATTCTGCAACCGTTTCCGTTCTGTCTAATCTAATTTCGCTAAATGTTTTCATTATTATTCCTTCGGGTAAATTATTAATCTTTTGATTGCGCGGACTTAAACTCTTTATGTATATCCACAAAAGATTTAAGTTTAGGGGTGGTTTGTTCCGGGGTATCCTTAATGTATTTAGCGGTGAGCTTTGCAGTACCGAAGTCTCCTGCGCCGTTCTCTTCGCTTATAGCAGATATCTTTTCAATTGATTCTAGCCAAACCCTTTTCTTTTCTTCACCAAACTTAACAACCACATAGTTAGGACCTAGGGATTGTATTTCTCCTGCTTCATTTGATTCTTTAAGCTGAACTGTATCGCCAACAGAGAAAAGCTTACCTTCGATGTAATCTTCTCTTTCTTCTGACACTTTAGCTAATTGGATATGTTTGCGGTATTGATGTGATTCTTTTAACCCCATGCCTTTGCGTACTGCATTGAATAGGTCTGTGACTTCTTTCGCTCCTCCTGGAACTCCTTTACTAAATGTTTCCATATCATTAGCAGCTGCTGCAGCTCTCATTTTAGAAGCTGACATACCTGATACATCTTCTGAATCAGGATCACGATCCCCAGCACTAACTACTTTAATACCATTTTCGAAGTTGTAGAAACCATGTCTAGATTCCGCACCGTTGTACTTGTTTAATAATGCAGAGAATTCGTTAACTCTATCTGATCCAGCTACCATTGTTACTTTGGTAAATCCTTGATCGTATAGTTTAACGGCACAATCTAATATCATTCTTACATCTGAATCTGCCATAATGCTACGCGCATGTTTAGGGAACATTCTACGTAGGAATTTGATCTTGGTTTTAAAATCTAATGGATTTTTCTTGGGATCGTTTGACTTAGATGAATAGATTCTATATGCATCGGATCCAGCTTCTTTTTTAAGTTTATCAAAAAGCTTTTCATGACCAACCGTTGGCGGGTTGAAACGTCCAAACACGAACGTCACATTCTTAGTATCTTCAGAAAGATATTGGGTGAAGGATCTGATCATTCATCACCTTCTTTCTTTGATTGAAGTTTGGCTCTATCTGCTGCTTTCACAGAGGGTAGTAGCTTCTTAGCTAACTTCTTGATTGCACCCTTTTTCTTATCAAGCTTCTTCTCTAATCCTTGGCGTCCAGCAAAGCCTAGCTCGCTCTTATCCTTATCCTTAAGAATGTTCTTAGCAATCATACTTCGAGCTTGCTTTTCCGCTCTGGATTTTAATTTCTCTGGACTTGCTAGCTTCTTGGACGCTTTCTTTTTACCAAGAGCTATCTTTGCTTTATTCTTTTTGAAGGTTGCCTTGGCTTTTATGCGTTGCTGCATTGTAAAAGCCTCCTGCCACTCTTCTGCGAATTCCTTAAACGTTTTCATCTTAATCCTCGGTTAACCCATTTTAGTTGGGATTTTCCCAGCCTTTTATAATATCTTTACTAAAGTTGTTAGTAGAAAATTCCATTCTATCAACAAGTTTAACAGCTCCACCTTCCATACGATCTATAGCAACAAAACCCTCAGGGTTGGTTACTTTAAATCCGGATGTTGTCTTCACAAAAGTATTAATGTTACTCAGTGTGTTAAGTTTATTTATGATAATTAATTTACTGTCAATGACCAAACCATGCAAATCAAAGATTAATTTAAGGTTATTTACATTGCTTTTGGAAAAGAAACTAAGCAGTTTGTCCCTTTTCTCTATCTGTGTGTCTTTACCCTTTTGCGATTTTCTCTTATCAATCTCTTTAGTGTATCTCGTATTAACGAAATCAATCAATCCTTTAGCATGTTTAGTGGTATCAGTTACCTTTTGTCCTTGTCTAACCTTAGTGTTATTATAGATGTTGATAAGCATATTAAGTTCTTTATTGCTCTCAATCTCCTTTAACACTCCAGAAGATATCTTATTAAAGATCTTACCTGCTGCGGATAGCTTAGCAGTAACCTCTGCGGTCTCTTTAGCGGTCATGGTAACTGTACCTGATAGATCAGGCAAAGTGGCATCCACCATCCAAACATTCTTATTAGGTTTTAGTTTAGTAACTATCTCTTTGCCGAAGGTTGCTTGCATTGTTTCAAAGGTTGCTCCATTGTAGATAGTATGCCATACGATACCGATCTTAGCAGCAGAGATTTCTTTCTCTATTGCAGATCCTTTTGGTACTGCATAAACAATAGTATTTGGATGAAAAGTAGTATATGTTACGCCATCAATCTTATCTGATTTTAGGTCATTAGCATCAAACATAAAGTCGCCTTGAATAACGCCTTTGATGCCAAGACCTTTTAAATTATCAAATGCTAACTTTAACTTAGTAGCTAAATCACCTTTAGTATCGGCATCAATTTCTGCGTGAGACTTATAGATCTTAGGATTAGCATTAAAGATGCCTTTTTTTGCCACAAAGAATGAACCATCCGAGGGATCTTCACCTGCGAATACTGCAGGTGCTCCATCCCATTTAACGGTAACATCTACTTTTGATTTGCTGCTGCTTGATAGCATATCTCTTAATGATCTCAGAGCGTTAATAGCCTGGCGTGCACCTTTAACGCCACCATCTAGAATGAGGTCTTCGATGTGAATCATGTGCGTGTTCTTACCAGCTGCTTCGTGTAATGTTTGCTTAAAAGTTTTCATTAATTTATCCTTTAAATAATTCCTTAAACTCTGCTGTCATTTCGGCAGTAAAGTTTGGAGCAGCTCTGAAGTTGCCTTTATATCGTAGTGTTATATTGGCAACACTCACTGCACCTATCATCAATGTAAATTTAAGATTGGCTGCTTTTGCGCCCGGATCAAAGGCTTGAAGTTCGCCCGGAGTAAGAATCATCTTAGGTTTACCCTTAGAGAATAAATCATCAAGCATAGTTGTAGTAGTATCGATATCTTTATATTCGCCCTTCTCAATACTTACGCCCTTTCTAGGACCATAGTCGCCGACGCCAGTGACAAGTGCAAAGTCGAAGTTTACCTTTTTGAGTTCTTTTAGATCGGATTTGAAAATGAGGGTGATTAGTTGCCCAGCTATCATATCGCTATTAGCATTGATAGTATTTGCCATCGTCTTAAATAACGTTTGCTTTCCCTTGAGCACTCTATTAACTAGATCGTTAGGTATTCTTTGAATGAATTTTTTCCAATTCTTTTTAGTTGGCTTAGTCGTTTTCAGTTCATTCATTAGATCTGGCGATAGAATTTTAAGCTTTTGTGCAACTTTGATAACTTGTAGATAGAATGCACCGGCATCATCATCAATCTGTGCTTTAATTTTATCAAATTTCTTATCGGCTAGTAGACCAGTAAATGCTTTGTTAATAAGGGTTGGATCACCTTCATGTGAACGTTTCTTTTTCTTTAAAGAAATGCCTATGTAATTTGAACCTTTTTTAATAATAAAGTCTGAGGAGTTAAAATCTTGCATACCATATCGAGACATTTGGAATTCCTTGACATCAGCATCCCATGATTGTCCAGTTAAGTATACAGTATCAGCGCCACCGTATCCTGCATCAATAATGGCGTTAGCAGCAGAAACGGCTTTACATAGGTTTGGATAATCCTCCGGCATTGAATCGACTTGAGACTGTTTGTATCCCCTAATATTCTTAAGTTGACCTTTAACAGTTTTGATAAGTTGATCCATTTGCTCTGTGTTTTCTATGGATTGCTTTTTGGAAAACAAACATAATGCCGCAGTCATTAATTCATGAGGGTCGTCTCCAAGCGAACCACGGCCGCCATCGGGACGAAGCTGCACGTAAACATATTTGTTCATAGAGTCATGTTGAAATGCATAGTCTAGTTCTTTACGAGCCGAGGGAACTTTATCCATTCTAAGTTCTAGTCCTTCGGTTTTTTCGATGATATCTCTAGCAGAGCTCGCAAACCGTTCTCTTAGTTTTTCCGGCATGGTTTGACTAACACCCAATTTAGCGCCATTTTGCTTGTTAGGTCGTACATCGATTTCAATTTCAGTGTTGATAGAACCAATGTTATCATCTATATCTGAAAGGACCTTCAACACAAACGCTGTGTCGTCTCCATTGTATTGAAGATCGTTTAAATCTTCCAGCATATGTTCTTTAAATCGTAGCATTGTAGTTTTCCCTTAGTATTCTCTGTCATCTTAAAACAAATATAATACTATTTATACGTCTTATTTCTTACAGTTAGGTGTTATGTTGTCCTTATCATCAACGTTAATAACGCCTGCTTCTTCAAGGAAATGAAGGAGAGATTCTGCTCCTTCTCGAACACCGATTCTATAAGAGGTGTATGCTGCACCTAATATAACAATCAGTGTAACCCCATAATAGAGGAACTCCATTAGAATTTGGTCGCTTCTAGTAAGGCTTCAATATCTTCGATGTCAGTAACCAGCTCAGTAATGTTCTGCTTATGAAATGCGGTTGCCATTTTGCGAAGAACCTTCTTCGGGATGTTAACTTCATCTTCAAGAGCTTCTATTGCTTCCTTAATGAAACACTGTTCGCCTTCAGTACGAGCCATGGAGTTACTAATTTCTTGCATACAGTCTTTGATTTTCTTTTTATCGTTTGGGCTTGTTGGGATAATAATATTCATATTGGTCTTCCTTTAATTAAACGGTCATGTATTTTTCAACGGGTTTTAGTTCCACGAACTTTCTTCGTGATTTAGAGAATTGTTTTTGTGGATTATTAAACTGGGTATATCCACCACCAGACTTTTTATAGCCAACGCATTCACCCTTTTCGTTTAGGATGTATGTGTGATTAGGTACTTTGTAATCACCCCAATCTGTGATTTCTTTGAATGCTTTTAAACCCATAATTATATTCCCGTCCATCTAACTTTAGTTTCTTGAGTAAGGTCGAAAACGTTACCTCTAGCAAAGTTGGTTGCTGGTGCGGTATAAGACTTAGCCATTAACATATCACCAATTTGGAATGGTTGTTTTGTTTTGTTATCAATACCCTTTGGGGTTGCTTTAACAATAAAACCACATACTGATTTGCGCTCTTGTTCATACACATGTTGAACACGAACGATCTTAATGTAGTTCCTGCCTTCTTCTACCTCGTAGGTATTATTGATTAGGTCATATTCAAAGTCTCGCTCTTCCATCCACGAGGAGTAATCTTCTTGCATGAGGGTGCAGACTAATTTTGATTGGTCTAAAATAGTTGGAGTAGTCATAATATAAGTTTGCTCATTTGTTTATTTGATGGGATCATTATACCGTATTAAAGAGGGTCTGTAAACCCCCCTTAGCACTTTTTCTTATAACATTTTCGCGGGTTAACCAATATTAATCCTCGCTTCTAAATCTCTCCAATGCTTCTATGAGTTGATAAACGATTTCTTTGTCTTCAGGGTTTTCGGTATCAACCTCTATTTCTATTTTTATTTTCATTATTGACTCTCCTATGTTCATTTCTCTTTGAGTTTATCTAATCATAGTATGGGAGTATTATATCGCATAACCTCCCGTACCGTAACCCCTAGAGCGAAATTAGCTTATGACAGTTTGGCATATAGACTATGCTTCCAATGGAAATATAGCAGCTATAACCTTACCGCATTCTACTGCTAATGAGATATGTTCTTTTTGTGTGCCATTAGCGGATCTTAGATCAATGTAATGTAACCAAGAACGTAACGTACCATTCACATACATCTTGGACATAGTTAAGCCTTCTGGCAGAACTGCGCGCGCTTGCTCCTTAGCAATACCCTGATCAATAGCCCATTCGTATGCACGCTGAGCTGCTAAAGTAACATCTTTTTGATAAGCATCCCATGCGTGTTGTAATGACTCATTGCTGTTATCAATAGAGTTTTGACGATTCTTGGTGTCCTGAAGACGAGCTTCTCGAGTTACAAATGATAGATCTTTAGTAGGATCTGCATAACGCTGGCTGAACTCCTGAAAAGTAAATGATCTATGTCGTAAGAACTGCCGTGCAATATCTCTGGTAGTTTCTACTTCCATACAAACATTTACCATTTCGAGTGGTGACCAATGTTTATGCTTCATAAGATACTTAACTAGCTTTTCAGATGTTTCAGTATTGTTCTGGTTGTTTGGAGCAGATACCCTAGCACAATATGCAACCAACTGCATCATGTCATTGGGTAATTCAGAACCTTCCGGTACTTGCGAGTATGATATTAACGATGCTTTCATCATGATGTTATTTCCTATTATAATTTAAAGTCTGAAAAGTCTTTTTTGGTTTTGTTCTTATCAGGTATAGCTGACATATCCGACATGATATCACTCTGAGCAGATTCTTCTACATCATATAATTTCATACGGGATCTATCAATACCAATTACGAACCGTTTAAATTCACTGGTGTCATTATATCGATTTTTAAGCTGTTTAACCATGATCTGTCCAGCTTCATCTAATTCTTCGGTAGAGATCAAAGCAAACATAAGATCCGCTGTTGCAGGTAAACCGAATGATTCTGATGTATCTTCTAGACCAACATCGCTATTGCCGAATCCGCCACGTGTGGTCTGTGTAGCTGTTAGGATAGGTACATTGAACTCTACAGCAAGACCACGTATCTCTTCCGCGATTGCTTTAATGTAGGTATATGAGTTAATAGAACCACCCATAGCTTTCATTCTAGCAGATGAACAGATGTTCAAATAATCTATGTAGACCATCTGCGGAACAAAGTTCTTCTTAAGCTTAAGCTCGTTCAATAAAGCACGGAAGTGACCTGTATGAGCAGCACCTGTTGGATATTCCTTGATGATTAGTTCACCCTGATGACTTTTAGCAATCTTAGAGATTTTACTATCAAACACATTCTTAGGTAGAGTTTCTAATTGTTGAATGGGTATATCCATTAGGTTTGCATCTATACGTTCTGCTATCTTTTCCTCTGCCATTTCCATAGTGATATAAAGAACGTTTTTACCTTGCTCCATTGCCGCTGCAGCAGAGTGACACATGAATAATGATTTACCTACGCCCGTACCCGCAAGTGCAACGTTTAACGTTTTATTAGGTAATCCGCCTTTAGTGATCTTATTAAAGTAATCAAGGTCGAATGGTATCTTTTCTTCAACACGGTTATAAAAATCGAAACGATCATCTGCATTACCTAAATAGCTATGACCGATATCTTGATCAAAGGATACACCTAGTGCTTTAGAAAGTAGTTCTGGTATTGCACCTTCCGATTGCTCTTTATCTTTGCCATCAATGATACCAATGGATTCCATTATAGCAATGTAAATAGCTCTATCTCTACACCATTTCTCTGACTCAGCTACTAGATAGTCTGTGTCAATATCGGACTTAGCCGATATTTCCGATATCAGAGCAGACGAACTCATTAGAAGATCATCCGGTGCTGAGATTTTGCGTAGCTCAAGGTTTAACACTTGAGATGTTGGTAATTTATTATGCGTAGCAACGAACTTAATAATAAGATCGAATACTAACGCCTGCGGTCCCTGAAAATACGCCTTCTGAAGGAAAGGTATTACCCTGCGGCAATACTCTTCGTTATTCAGTAGGTGATTAAGTATATGGGTTTGGATCTGATTTGTTGCTTCCAATTATAGCCTCATTATTATCTAGAGATGATAGAATTATATTCTGGAGAACCGCTCCAATATAGTTATTGAAAGCTTTATCTTCTTTCAATTCATCGTGTTCAAATGTTCCTGGATCTTGTATGGTGTAGCTAAAGGATAATGTAGCTTGGTCCTTATCTACGCTTTCTTTAACTGACACTGTTCCATAAACTAGGATCACACCTGCATATTCAGCAAGTAACTCTACTGCGTACCAATCAGATGAATCGTTTTCAAGGAACTTATAGTGACTTTCTAGTATCATAATTAAATCCCGCTTTCGTCAGATTGGATGTCGATGTTGACGTCTAATAGTGGCTTATGACCGATTTGATAATATGATTTAACAAATTGTTTGAAGTCTGTATTCTCAAAGACAGGATCCCAGAATTCCTTTTCCATGGTATCTTTTTCCCGGACTTTAGGATCTATTAATTCTCCAGTTTCTCTATCAACGACACAATACCAACCATTAGAGGGCTTAGCAACATAACCACCGCCAAGGGCAACATCAAGTAAACCACTATAAGTAGCAATGCCACCTTCCCAAGTAACCCCGATAGGAATTTTAGACTTTTCCTTAACAGACCTCGATTTTTCAACGTTAATGACAAAATTGTATCCTTTTATTTCAGTACCTTGTTTATTCTGTTGACGCCCTATAATCCAGATATTATCGGCGGAATAGTAAATTCCAGTTCCGCCGCTAACTATAGCTTTAGGGAATAAACCCATTTCTTGATATGTATGATTGATAGCAAGTAGAGGTATAGCCTTCATTGTCAGATAAGGTGTAACCATACGGAATAGACCTTTTAACGCTTTTGCACGAGACATATCAGCAACTGATTTTTCGTTAATAGCATCATCTAATTCTTTCTTAGAAGCAATGTTACCGATAGAGTCAATAACAATAATGACCTTATCCTTACGTTCGATTGTTTCTAATTGGCTAACAATGTCGAACTTAAGTTCTTCTACGTTCATAACTGGTGTGTGTAATACACGAGAGGTATCAATACCGAACTGTTCAAAGTACGATTGAGGTGAACCAAATTCTGAATCATAGAATAACAACATTGAATCTTTATGTTCTTTCATATAAGCACTTGCCATTAATAAAGCAAATGACGTTTTAAAGTGTTTAGAAGGTCCAGCTAATACTGTTAGGCCAGAGCTTAGTCCGCCGTCAATATCGCCTGAAAGAGCAACGTTGATCATAGGAACTTCGGTCTTAACATATTCATCAGTAAAGAACATCGAATCTTTAAGAACGTTGGTGGTTTTGATCTTTGAGTTTTTCTTGAGCTTATCCATTACTGAAGACATTAATATAACCTTTTTGTTTGAATATTCATTGAACGGGCTTTGCTTTTCCATCTGGATACCGCTTCCGCTTTCTTACGCTTCTTTTTCCACGTGGGCTTTTCATAGTATTCTTTTTGGCGAAGATCCTGGAGTACTCCTGATCTTTCTACTTCTTTCTTAAACTTACGAAGAAGAACATCGAAGGGTATATCTTTCTTGTCCTTATCGTTTCGCCTTGATATATTTGTTCTTGACATAACTCTTTACCTTTTTTATTTGATGGGATCATTATACCATACTATTGATGGTTTGTAAACCCCCTTTATTAAATAAATTCCCATTCAACACCGGATTCATCAAACAAGTCGCACGCTTTCTTACATGACTCTATCCAGCGGGGATTATGTCTATCACCGCTCATAACTACTTTCTTTGTTCCTACCTGAATTATGCCTTTAGCACATTCGTTACATACAGGTAAGCCATGAACGTAAAAAGTAGAATTAGCTAGGCTAACCCCGTTCCTGCATGCGTTATAGATGGTATTCATCTCGGCATGTACTACGTAAGCATATTTCTCAGTGCGATCCGCGTATCTCTCAGACGTATCATCAATACCTCTAGGAAATCCATTATACCCTTGGGCTAATACCTGGCCTGAACCTCCGATGGCCACAGATCCAATCTTGGTTGAAGGATCTTTAGACCAGCCGGAGACCGTTACCGCTAGATCCATGTATTTTTTATTCCAATCTTTATTCATATAGTTTCTTCCAAATCACTTGATTGTTAATTCTCTGTTGCATAGGATCTAAGCGTATAGCATCTGTTTTAAGAGGATGCTTATCTCTATCCAATATTTCCTGCGGTACTAGATCTTTAAAGGCTTCTTTTAATACTTTCTTTTCACCGTTACGCAATTCATAAGGAGTTTCCAAAGCATGCGCAATAACCGATGGTGCTAAGAACGGGGTACGTAGCTCTATGGTGGACTGCATCATAGTACGGTCCAACTTAGGAAGATGATAGTAAGGTAATTCGCAGAATACATCTGAGTATTGACTATCATATTCTTTAGCTCTATTATATCCGCCAAATAGCTCGTCTGCGCCATCTCCGGTCATGACTGCATGAAACCCTAGATCTTTAAGCTTTCTAGCCATTGCGATCTGTGGTTTAACTGAACCTAGATCAACAGGGGTTTGATGTATCAGCATGGCTTCTTCATCGGTCACACCGTCTAAGCGGACTTCTACGAGACTATCACAGATCATCTGGGCGTAGGTATGCTCGTGATTCTCTACGTGAACTGCTGTAACTTCACGACCTAGTTCTTTAATTAAACCATAAACGATTGCTGAATCTAGTCCTCCTGATAGTAGGATAGACACCTCTCTTTGACCACCAAGTCTAAGTTCTGTAGCTTTACTAAGATCTTTTCTGAGAGTAGTCTTTTTAACCTTGGACCAATCCCAATATGGATGTACTTGGCCTTTATGATAATAATGACCAGGAGGAACTTGTTTAATCTCGTTCCAAGGTGTATTACCTAACGGATCATATCCCCATTTCATAACGTTAGAATGGAATAGCTCGTTTCTAGTGTTCTCAGCAAAAGGTAGAAGCGAGTCTATTTCAGAAGCTAATAGCTCGAAGTCTGTTCTATAGTAAATAGGCTTTTGAGCTAAGTAGTCGGTTGCAGCAAATAGTCTATCATCCTTAATTGTTACGAATGACCAGAAGCCGTCGAACATGTGAAATCCATCTACGCCTTCTTCCATAAAGATATCTTGGATGCACTGTGCATCTGTGCTATATTTGGTATCAGATATTTCATTGAAGTTAAAGATTTCCCCTACAAACAACGCAGGGGTTATACCATGATGAACCGGTTGGATTGCCACTTTAGGATCTAGGTTTACAAACGGTAAGCTGATATGGGCTAACTGATGATCACCAAACTTTTGAAAGCCTTCATAGTCGGGTAAGCCTCTATAGCTCATTCTTCCAATGAGTCTTTTAAGGTTCCAACTAATGTTTGTTCCAGCTATAAAACCACACATATTACTTTACCATATTCGTAAGGGCGAATTTATCTACAACAAAACAGTGTAGAGACGTAGATGAGAAGTGTAATGTTCCAGGTACAGCATCTATGCCTGATTCCTCTATCATCCATAATACTAATCTATTAGCAAAGTATAGATCATTATGTAAATGACGGCATACGTCGCATGATCTCATATGATAAGAACAATGCAATTTGCCATCTCTTAACATGAAATGCCAGCCAAAGGTACAGGGTACACGTTCACCTGCAAGAGCTGCTGTTGAATCTTCAGGAAACCACATAGGAACATAACACTGTCTAGTATGAGGTTCTTTTCTAAGTAGATCAGCAGCTGTTTGTAGGTTACCCCACTTAAATCTAATGCCGTCTGTTGTAGTGTCACACCACATTCTTTCAGGATACGAATGAGAAAATGCAGGTTGATCCTTGCTCATGTATTTTTCTGTATCTTTTAACCACATGGTATGCGAAGGCGGAGGATTTAGGGGTAAACCGCCAACGCGTTCTTCATGATGAACGTCTGCCCATGGTTGAGCAGCTTGAAGTAAATCCGAAGCTTCCTGAGCTGTATTAGCCATAGGAACAAGAAGATCCGCATGAAGCAGTTCAAGGTGTGCAGGGAATTGATTTCCAGTTGTACCTTGCCAGCTTTCGGTTTTAATCTCATAGCCATCTGTTAGAAGTTTAGATCTAAGTGATTTTAAACCTTCTTTAAGGTTAACACCCTCGAAATGATTACTCATTATTAGAAGCCTCATTTGGGACTATTCTGTTTAAAAAGTCCCGATCAGGATCTTGTCCATTAATGCCATTATTCATATAAGAAACAAAGAAAGTAGCATAGTTAATCAGGTCTACAGCTGAATCCTCAAGGGACTCAAAGTTTTGTGTATATTCAGCATCTGACTCCATAGCTTCTATTACTGATTGTATTCTTAGCATTTTTCCAAACATAATATCTGCGATAGTTGCACATCCTCGGGGGTAATATTGTGCTTGTTTAACTCTCGAGTTTGGATTTTGGTAGTCATTGCTTTTCTTTTGCTGAATCTCGGCAGCAGCTTTAAGCACTTCCATAGGTGTTTTCATCGTTGTTCCTCCGATTGATATTTGTTCTTAGCTTTATTAAATGTCCAATATGAGTCATAGGTGTACACTCCACCAGTTCTTTTAAACATAAGGACATGTTCATATTTGGTCTTTCTTTTTTCTAGGTTGTTAATGTGAGCTTGCTTTTTAGAAGGGCTTAATGAACTATACGTTTTAATCTCTACAGGAATACCATTAGGACTAATAACATCTTTCCAGCGTCCATTATCTTTGGACCAACCCAAATTCGATATAAGGTAGTGTTCTGCTAATAGTCCATCGAAGGTGTTTAGTTGTATTTCCGAAAGCGTGCGTTGTCTACCGCCAAATCCTTGAGAGGAAGGTCCGTTAAGAATCTTCTGCGCTAAGTCTGTGGATTCTTTGACGAGAGCTAGCATAGCATCTTTCGAAAGATCGGTTTTGTTAAATGATATTTGCGGGTTTAACCCGAAGATTTCTCTGATTTTCATAATATAGATATCTCAGTTGTTTATTTATTAAGACCATTATACCGTACTTTGATCCTGATGTAAACCCCCTATGTGAAAATAGTTTGATTTATTTATCAACGGGGGACGTATCAACACGCTTCATATTCTTATGTTCGTGCCCAAACATATCCACCGTATATTCATTAGCAAAGAATTCCACTAGTGGTGTATCGCCTTCCTTAAGGACTTTCATTAATATATCATCGCCATCTTTACTCGTATGCAACTTCTTAAGATCTGAAGCCTTTAATTGGCTGAATTTAACGTGTTGGTTAACTTTAACAAGATTAAAGCCTAGGTTAACATCTACCATAGCGGTTTCATCATCTATGATGGTTTTGAATGTAATGGTATAAGTGTTCATTTACTAATAACCTCTGGTAGTATAGCGGGCAACTACTACAGGTGGAACTTCACAGACTAATTCCATTCCTGCAAAACGTCCAACAAAAGAACCGTTCTTCTGATGATTTAAGCTGACTCTAACTCCTTCAATAATAACCGCAAGGTATTTGCCAGGTTCGTACTTATCAACGAAGGCTTCTACTACTTTTTGGTTGCACTCAATGTTAACTTTTTCCGAATATGTAATCTTTGTTTGGTTCTTCAATTTATTCTCCTAGAGATTGTTTTTAAATACGAAGTCGATCGCTCGAGCTGACTCTTTAGCAATATCACGTTTGCCATACCAACCACCTGTGCAGTTGTCTAAATCTCTGCAGATATACTCAACTTCTTTTGCAGTGATCGGATAGTTTTTAGATATAGCGTTACCCGCGGTTGAAACCATTATCTGATACATCTTAAGGTACCAGCCAGAACCTCTAATTGCTTTGTATTCAGTAACTTGTTTTTTGTTAACGAATGGACAATCTTCATAACCTGTCCACGTGAAGCTGGTGTTAGTTAAGGTGTTTTTTCTATGTTCCATTAAACCGTTGCGTATAGACTCTGGTAGTCTATCAAAAAATGATTCGTTCTGAGAGACATAAGCATGTTTAGTCATTAGCTCTGAAGGATTCATTGTTATGCCATCATGGGTAAAGATGAAGTTATAAGCACCTTTATAGTTGCCTGGTATGTAATACATTCTAGAGAGATCTTTGGTTTGTGCATCTGCAATACCACCGATTTCTTTATTGAGTGCATACCAAAAGTGCTTAATCTTTTCTTTAGATATGGATTGGGATAACGGGAATACTAATCTGAATTTAGGATGTTCCTTAGTTGAGCTCGCCGTGGAATAACAGACGTACTTGTATTGAGAATACTGTGTATGAATATCCTCTATGTTGCCTTCATAATCATCTACATCTACAATACCGAAACCACACCAAGCTGTTACATTATCATTGGCTCTCGTTGTTTTAGGAAGATACACCGCCGGGGATATAAGCGGTGCATCTTTCTTAGTAGGATATTTACTAGATTGAGATAACTTATATAGTACACTTTCGAATTCGTCAAACGTATCATAGTCCATACGTTTGTCGGTTTTATTATCGTAAATGCTGTCAAATATTGTTAGTGATATCATGTTGTTTCTCAATGTTGGTACTTATTCTATACGAACTTTATTGTGTCTAATACTCCGTGGTTGCCTGTATGGTCTGGAGCTGTCCAGCCTTTGGGTTTTGCAAGATCAGGAAGTCCCAAAGGATTCGGTCGTTCTTTCTTAATACCAACCTCTTTAGACATATTAGCTTCTAAGACTTTGTCCCAAGCCTCGTTAGCATCAACACCGAACGCATCTAAGGTTCCGATAGCAACGACGCATAGATCAATTAGTCCATCTACCATTTCTTCAGGATCGCTCTGAAAGAAAGCCTTCATGGTTTCTTCGAACTCTTCTTCAATAAAGTCTAGACGAAATGTCATAAACTCTTTCAGTTTGGTAGGGTTATTCTTAACCCATTCTTTTGTGCCGAATTTATCCTGCATGTCAGATATATCTTTTACCCAATTGTTACTCATATTAATGTCTATCCTATAAAATGATTGATGATGAAGGTGTGATGATGTCAGATGCATCTTTTGTCGATTCTGCATGGTTATCGATTAAGCCCTGAATCGGGGTAACAATAAACATTACAAATTCTTTTGCGATCTCTACGCCGTCAGCAGCTTCTGTGTAAGGCATAAAAGGCATAAAACCTAGTTTGCCCTCTCCCGCAGGAATTAAGATAATGGCTTTCTTAATAGTAACGGATTCATCCTGGTTTACTGATACCTCTCCGATTAACTCTTCGCCTGATGTAAGTCTTATTAATTTGATTTCCATTTATTACTCTCTTTAGTTATTATTTAATATGGGATCATTATACCATACTTTTAGGTGTTTGTAAACCCCCTATCCGAAAAAAGATTCAAGAGTTGATACTTCTTCTGATGTCCATCCAATAGCATTCAGTATTGACTCTACACCATCCAGATACGTTTTCCGAAATTGCAGTTCTCTGTCAATGTATTTGTTTAAACCAAACTCGTCGTGCAAATAGTCAGGAAATGATATTACATTTTCTTTGATTGGGTTTGGTTTTTTAAGGTAAACGAACTTAAGTTTTTCCCCGCTTTTAATGTTGGTGTATTTCTTATCAAGTCCTTGATCTTCGATCATGCGATTATATAGTAAAGCGCCTCGAACATGTATAGGTGTACCTTTCTTATAGATCCTATTCTTATCTGCGTAATCTGCAACTTTGGTTGTACCGCGTGGAAATGCTATATCATGCGGGGGTAGATTAAAGAAGGTTTCTTTGAATTCCGCAATGGATCTTTGTACTTCTGGTTCTGTACCATTGATGATAATTCCAAACATTCTTTTCATTTCAACGCGGCATGCCATAGGAGTAGAGGACTTGATAGCTTCGATGCCAGTCATTTTAATTTTGGGCTCTGCGTATCGTACACCTTCGCTGTCGAATACGTTTAATATGTATCTCTTCTTCGCCTGCCAAATGCCTCGATTAGCAATGTATTCCCGTTTCATAACCATCTTGTTTTCTATGCCGCCTAGCTGGTCAAACAGTACAGCATAAGCATCTTTAAGCACAACCTCTAGTTTATCCCTTGAAACTGCATCAAGGAAGTCTACAGGGTTATTAGGACTAACGGCCTTAACCAGCGGACCTAAGTTAACATAAAGGGAATCTGTGTCGATAGCAATTACATAGTCTTTTTTAGTTTTAAGTACTTTATTAAGGTAGGTATTAATTGCACCTTCGCCGTAACGAATAATATATTGGCCTGTGAGCGTAATTGCTTCTGCAATACGCTGGTCGAAGTACCTAAAGTATTTGTTGCCAATTGCACCATAAAGAGAGTTAAGCAGGATCTTGATTGCCATTTGTCTGTTTTCTGATATAGAGATTTCCCTTTCTATTCTTAGTGTTTCCGCTATATCTCCCTTTTTAACGCTTTGTAATTCTATTTGAAAGTCCAGCATCGAACGCTTAACGCCTACACGTTCCTCGTATAGATCTGAAATGATCTTAGGAAATACCCCGGGCTTATCAATATTAAAGTATTGACCATTTACGCATAACGCTTTGCCTTTGTTGTCTACCATTGATGGATTATCTAATAGGGAATTAACATCGATGTTACACGTCTCTCCATTTGCAATAGTTTCTGGTGACATGTTATACTGCATGATGATTGAGGGATATAGTGAGTTTAAATCGAATGACGCCACCCAATCATGCATTCCAGTAATTGGTTCTTTAACGTATCCGCCAGGGTAAGGCATACGTACGCTCTCTGTAGCAAATGGAATTGCGGTCTTTTGAGAGTGTAGCTTGCGAAAGATAATGGAATCCCATATAGCGGTTGTACCCATTACGTCACTATAATTAACTCCGCCTTTATAAGCTATGGTGAGTGCTAATGTGATTAGGCCCATCTTCTCTTCGATTCTGTCTACTAATTCAACGTCTTTAATGTTATAATCAATAAACTTCTGAGGGTCTTTTTCATAGAGTGTAAATAGATCGCCATGTTCTTCATAAGACAATTTATTTTCGTTGAGAACAACGTGTGCAATATGATCTAGTCTATATGATTCTTGTGCGCCGTACGAGTAACCGAACTTCTTAAATAGTTCAAGATAATCGATACACGATACGCCATGTATTTCATATGTTTGTTGATCTCTACCCATCATGGTGATCATACGCTCATCAACCATGCTCCAGGGTGAAAGTTTGTTTACAAGATCTTGGCCTTTGTCAGGACCGAATATGCGGAAGATCCTATTAATAAGGTAAGGCATATCAAAGAAACGATTGTTCCAACCTGTTATAACGTCAGGTGTATTTAGAGGATTTGCCCAATGAGCGATATAAAGAAGCAGTAGTTCTTGTTCAGAGTTACAGTGGGTATATACCACTTTATTCGTTTTCATGAGGCTTTTAGATACGTCGTAAGGTTTTAATCCCCAGACGTAGTAAATGTTATCGATGTTATTCTTTAAACAGATTGCCGTAACTTCTTTAGCTGCAATTGCGGGTTCAGGAAAGCCGTCGTCTGACTGACACTCTATATCTATTGTTGTTACATTAATTGAGTCTCTATCGAACTCAACCGTTTCACCGTTACCAGGAAAGTAATCGTTAATGAATCCTGCTATGTGTTTTGTGTTACCATATATGCTACGACCTGAAATGTCTTTGTTAGTCTTAAGCCATTCTTTTTGATCCCGCATAGAATCAAACTTAACTGGAGCTACTGGTGTACCATCTAGCGCTTTCCAATCGGTTTCGGTTTGAGTTGCAACATATAGCGTAGGCTGATATTTGAATTTCCTTTGGACTCTTTTGCCGTTTTCTATGCCTAGATAAAGGAGGTTGTTCCCGTAGCGGGAGACGTTGGTGTAGAAGGGTTTTTTAATCATAATATACTCTATTTATTTGATGTGACCATTATACCGTACTTTGGAAGGAATGTAAACCCCCTAAACGAAAAAAAGGAGCAAATAAATTTACTCCTCTTTGGTTTAGTTTTTGTGATTAACTTCAGTAAGTGATTTCAACCTACTGAGTTTCTCTCAATCAGTCCTCTTGTAAGAAGACCTTTTCGTTTGATGTCCCGGCAGATCCGATTGTGATCTTTCTTGAACGCTTTTCTTCAGGGATCTCTACTCTCAAGTGAATGGCGAGTATGCCATCGCTAAGATCAGCACCATCTATGACAACAGATTCTGAGATACGAAAGCTTTTCTCGAATTTGCGTGACGATATACCCTTGTGCACATAATCGCGATTATCCTTATCAGAGCAACCGTAGATGTGCAATATGCCATCTTTGGTTTCAATTCTTAGGTCTTCTTCTTTAAATCCAGACACGGCCATTTCAATATCAAAGATACCCTCTGAAATTTTAATGACGTTGTGAGGCGGATAGTTATCAACAGGTCTTGTTGAGGAATGAATTCTCTCTAAGTCTTCAAAAAGATTTTCGAAACCAAGGAATAGTGAACGCGGTACGTGTAATTTGCTATGTGTCATAATGACCTCCTAATTAATTAAGCAAGGTGTAGATGTGTTACCCGATGATTCGGCATAACACATCTATATATACGACTAACTTCTACTGTTTGCCGCCTATGTTGTATTTTGGGCATAATTCCCAAAGTGGCTTATCTTTGTGCGGTATAACCTTGATCTGTCTAAGAGGAGCAATAGACTTATAATGTTCCGGATTTAGGATAGTAACTAATCCCCAATCTGAAAGCAGAATAGTGATGGTATTGCGTCTCTCTATGTCATTCTCCATTAAGGTAGACGGTTTGCCGTCCAATAAGAATAACTCCTTAAAGTGAACGATAAAATATCTTCCTTGCTTATGAAGGATATGACAGGATTGATATAGCTTCTGATCTTTCCTAGAAGCTACTCCAATACGGGTTAGGGTTTCTCTAATCTTTAAAAAATCATCCGGTTCATTAATGGTGATTTCTAACATGTCGGCCGGACTCCATCGGCTCACTTCTTCATTTTCGTTTTCCACCTTTATACATCCTATTATTCAACGTTTCAATTTGACTATCTGTAAATAGTGATAAGACTGACTTAGCCTTTTCATTGCTATAACCATAATAATCTTTAATAGTATCTATGTTATTTATCTCCGTAGGTTTTGCCCATTTAGAGAATCTCTTCTTTTTTCGAACAATATTACGTAAGAAATCAAATTGGAGACGGCTATCAAGATGATGATTGATATTCATTTCATTAGCATAAAGAACGGTGTCATTAAAGTAAGATAAGGATCGGTTGACTAAAAAGGGTGTGTAAGCCTTTTCTGTTATATTGTCAACCATTATGTCTTTCTTTGACATGTTAATAGATATCACATAATCGAATGGATTCATCTTAAACCTTACCAAATACGGATCTTAATATCCATTGAATTCTAAGTATATCCATAGCAATATCATGCGCTGGATTATGAGCAACAAATTCACGCTTATCCATATTAGTAGGTATAAAGGAGTTAGAGATTTCAATACCGTGGCCTAGTGCAATGCCTTCGATAAAGGTGCGGGTGTCACGAACATCCCAAAACTTATAGGGTTCAGGTTGTTTTAATGCTTTACATATAGAGGTTGTAAGAACAGGATCAAAGGTGTTACCCCGGGTGAATACCAATTCGCCATCCGTAAATATGTTAGACATAAACGCAGGAAGTTCTGTAATTGATACATCCATATCAGATGGAGCAAGCTGCTTTAATGCTTCAGGACCTCGTTTTTTCCACCATGCAAGTGTTTCGTGATCTATCACACGACCGAATTTTGTAACTTGTTCTACAATATCGAATTTCATGGTCTTGCTAAGATCTACGATTTCCAGTAAAGTAAAGGGTGAATCAGATAAGAATCGGTCTTCGTCAATCGTAAGACAAGCTATATTAACTATAGGCGCAAGCTGCATATCTGCGGATAAGGTTTCATAATCGTAAATATTAATCATTTGTAATTCACCTGTGACATGCACTCAGTAAGACAAGCTACTAAGTTCAGCTCGTGATCCGCAACAAAACTGTTCTTGTAAGAATAATCAGCTAATATTAATACCAATTGAGGCATAGAAGCAGGAACAATATGATCAGTCATGTTGTCATAGATCTTCCTGTAAATTGCGGTAGGTTCGGTATTCATATTATCTGCAACCCATTGACGCATATTCTTAAAGTCTTTATTCTTCAATAAACCCATAAGTTTGTCAATAGACTGTTCTGATAAACTAACCAGAATTCCGGTATCAATAACGCCGGATGTTGAGTATCTCTGTAATTCGTTTAACACTCTACGCCAATCTGGAGCATGCTTCATAATAAGTTCTGCAAGTACCGCAGGATCTACTTTGATGCCTTCTTGTTGGCAGATATACATCGCTCTACTATGGAAATCACCACATAAGCTAATCATATCTTTCTTTGCTACGTTGAATTCAACAACTGAGCATCTAGAATGTAGAGGTTCGATTATACGGTTCTTAAAATTGCAGGTCAGGATGAATCTACAATTACTTGAGAATTCTTCTATAAAACCGCGTAATGCAGGTTGTGTAGATTGTGCATTTAGATAATCAGCCTCGTCCAAGATAACTACTTTGTAGCCGCCTTGAAGCGAAACGGAAGATGCAAACTGTTTGATTTTAGTTCTAAGGGTATCAATGCCTGATTCTTCAGAACCGTTAATAAGTAAATAGTCTAGGTTTAGCTCATTGCATAATGCCTTTGCGACGGTAGTTTTACCGAGGCCGGCCGTGCCGGTAAGAAGCATATTGTGTAGTGCACCTCCTCTAACAATATCTTCAAAAGTGGATTTAATTTGCGCAGGCAAAATGCAATCACTAATTTTACTAGGTCTATGTTTTTCTACCCATAAAAACTCATCCATTAAAGTACTTCCCAGCTAGTAACTGTATTGGTACGGAACGACCTCCAAGCGTTTTTATCAGTAGACCATACAGCAATATTATCTGATTCAGGACTAACCTTATCAACTGTAATATCAACGCCGTTGGCTTCTAACACAATAGGATTCAGGGTACACGGCATAACGCGTATCTCGTCACTATTTATTTTTTTGAATGTAACTGTAACTGAGCCGCTACGTAGGGCTTCGATTAGATTTGCTTTATCATTGGTTTGCATAATATATCCTTCAAGTCTATAATTAATAATAAAAGTGCGAGAGAGCTACTCTCGCATTAAGCTAAAACTGTTTAGCCTTCTTGTGGAGTTTCTCCGCCTTCTTCACCCTCTGCTTCAGGTGGACGGTTAGATTCTAGAAATGCTGCTACACGATTACGTAAAGCACCAATTGTCTCCATTTCAGCGCCTTCAAAAGCACCACGTTTTGAGGATATATCGATGATTTGTATACACATCGCGATATCTTGCAATTGTAATTGTACTGGTTCTGCTTGTTCTGTTTGTTCTACTTGTTCAGTCATGGTATTTCCTCGAGTGTTAGACTAATTTTAGGATAACCCGATAATTCGGCATTATACCTATTATCCCATTATCATCATGATAAAAGAATTTGTTTTACGCATATTATCTATGCGCGAAATTTGGATGATTTTTCCAAAGCTATGAAGTATTCTACAGGTTGATCTACATTAGACCATTGTGAAATAAGCTTAGATGAAATCGTTAATTTGTAATCGCCTTGAATCATTTTAAGGTTTGCAATATTGAATACGAAGTTAAACTCGTTCTTGCAATCATTATCACCATCAAGGTCAATGTTATATGTATTAGAAGTAGCGTCTTTAGCATCAAAGATTAGTACGCTGATCTTACCTTCTGAACCTTCAATAGACATATCTGTATGGCCTAGCACCGAAGCTGCACGACGAATCTTATCCAATGTAGCTGCAGGCATTAGAATGTTAAATTCTGATTCAGGCATTATGATGTCTTTTGAAGGTTGGGTGAGTATGTCCGTTTCAGAGAAGTAGTAACGAATAGACTGTTCGCCCGCACTGATAAGCACGCTCTTATGCTCGAATTCCAAATCTGGATCTTCGAATAAAGCATATACAGATAAGAATTCGTTTAGGTCATAAATCCCAAACTCTACTGGAAAGTCTTCAACTGTTTCTGCGCCAGACATTATTGTCTTAGAATCAGAAATGGTTCTTAGCTTTTGGCCCGGTTTGAATACGAGATTGGAATTAATGCTCGCGTAATTCTTAAGGGTGTTAATCGTGTTTCTGGATATCTTCATTGTTGTTTCCTTATTTGATGAGATCATTATACCATATTATTGATGGTTTGTAAACCCCCTAATGCAAATTAATTGAAATTATTTTTGATTTAAGCGGTCATGCTCATATAAGGCGAGAAACCCATAATGAATAATCTTCACAATATCTTTGCGGTGATCCGCGGGTTCGCCTTTCTTGCCATATCGACCGTTGTACTTGTCAACATTACCAAGAAAGAATCCGATGCCGTGTCCTCTGTCAACTATAACTTCAGAAGACTGAAGTCCGCCCTGGCCGTAATGTCCACCATAGGTTGCATCAATGTATGCTGAGAACTCCGCAATTAGTTCATCTTCGCGAAACTTATAATCGGGTTCATATTCATATCGCAGATCCTGATCTGGATCGATATGCTGGGTAGTATATGTGGTATTCATAATCTAGTTATTCCTTACTCATAAAATGGGGTTGGTTGGGTATCTGCTGTCGCTGGATCTACTTTGGAGTATAGATCTAGGAAAGCCTCTTTGGTGTCTTCATCAAAACGGGAGATACAAAGGTCAATGGCTTTTGTACGATTCCCGAAGATAGAAAAGGTCTGTATAATGTGACATAGACGACGGGTAGAGATAACCTCATCGACGCCTTCATCATAGAATGTTTTGCGAATAATATCTGCCCAGTTAACAAGCTGATCTACAAAGTCCTTATCGTCTGCGCCAAACTTATTCATATGGTTGATAAGGATCTTTTTCTCTACTACAACGCCAGGGAACTTTTGGTCAATAGCAATAGTGAATCGTTCTAGAAATGCTTCATCAATAATCGAAGCAGCGGTAAAGCGTCCATCGTCTGAACCTTTACCTTTGGTGTTTGCTGTAGCTATAACATTGAATCCAGCTTTTGGAGTAATAGTTTCACCAGTTTTTTTAACGAGGACAGGCTTACCTTCAAGTATGCCTTGAAGACACATGATTTTATTTGTAGCGCGATCAATTTCATCGAGGAGCAGAACTGCACCGTTTTCCATAGCTTTAAGAACTGGTCCTTTAGCAAATACAGTTTCGCCGTTGATGAGGCGGAAACCGCCGAGCAAATCATCTTCGTCTGTTTCCGGATTAATTTGTACACGTATGAATTCCTTATTTAGTTTAGCGCAAGCTTGTTCGACCATAAAGGTTTTACCGTTGCCGGATAAACCACTGATGTAAACGGGGAAGAAAGAATCGTTCTTAATGATCTTAACTATATCTGTATATGAACCCCACGGAACGAAAGTAGGATCTACTTTAGCGTAGGTTCGTTCCTTGTTTACTATTGACTGCATCTGAGCAGGTATATTGGTAGTATCTTCAGGAGCAGGCATACTTCTTCGAAAGGGAAGAATAACCTGTTCTAAGCTATATGTTCCAATGCGGACTCTATTTTCGTCTGTCATAAGAGGATTATAGTCTTTACCCGTATATCCCATAGACTTAGATAGATCTTCCACTGTTTTACGGCGAAACTCTATCTGGTCTGGAAAACGGTCTGATAGTTCTTGAAGTATAATCTGGGTAGAATTTTTCATAATATAGGTTTTACTCATTTGTTTAATATGGGATCATTATACCGTATTTTTGGTCTAACCGTAACCCCCTAGGTGAAATTAGCTTAGAACCTTTTGGCATATTAAGCTATTGCTTTACTGAAATTAGTCATAAGGGTTTTATTGTTTTTCTTAGACTTTGAGTACTTCTTAAAGGCTGTAGCAATTTGTGATTTAGTAGCGCCATCAGTAGTATCAAAATCGTCTGTAGAAGTGCTGAGAGCCTTTCCAGCCTTAATCATATAGTATTCGCTGTAACCTAGTATGCTTTTTTTAGCAACGCATTTATTAAGTCTGTATTCCTTATTGCACTCTGTCTTGTAGGTGTCCATCATATCTGATTTACCCTCGGCTTTTGCCATGAGGAATAGTCTGTAGTTCCATTCTTTATTATGACTGGTCATGAAGAAGCCCAACGTGGTAACCCCGAATTTCTTTTGAATACTTTGTAGTAATATCTCCGTAGTTCGGTATCTAGGAACTTCCCTTAGCATTTTACCTTGTATCTGTATATTGACGTGACGTCCTCTTTGAATAGGGGTTTTTGGCATATCACCTTTTGAGACGTAGTTTAATGGATTTGAATCACCATCTGTAAATGTGATGAAATTCATTTTCTGAATCCGATGCTTGTTTTTAAAATCCCTTATAAGGTCATGGCTAACGATTAAAGCTTGATCCAGGGGTGTATTACCCAAATGCTCTGTGGTAGACGCATAATTGTAATAATATGGTTTTTTCTGTCTGATGTAAAGATTTAGCAACGAAAGATCCAGGTTTTTCTTATCTAATGAAGATGAACAAAGTAGAGGCATTGACATATTCCATAAGTCCATATCACCGTCCTGCTCTGAGCCATATAGTTTATCGTTACAACTGGTAAATCCATAGACATCAAAGGGTATGTTAACCTGCTTACAAAATAGCACTAAAGATGTAACTTGATCTAATACTTCAGATAAAGAGTCTGCCATAGAAGCTGAATAGTCTACAAGTAAGATCATACCATGGGATTTAGAGTTTGCTAGATTTGTTACTTGTGAAAATATGTCTTCGCTTGTTTTATAAGAGTGTAGCCTATTAACATCTATGACACCGCTTTTACCTGTGGTAGCACGTGAATATTGATAAGCTGCTTTTTTCATTTCGAACTCTTTTACAGCAAACTGTACGTTTTTCTTAGTATCTTTAATATATGCTTTGAAGTTATCTCTATAATACTCTATATCATAGCCGCTCGAAGCCAGGGCTTTTTCTCTTTGGGCTTTAAGATCTTTCCAGCTAATGACAATCTTATCTAGGTTTTCCTTTGATATTTCGCTAAAGGTGAGAGTTTGATACCCATCTTCTTTTATGTCCAAAAGGTCTGTTTCTTTAGAACGAAATATCTGATCTGTTATAGAGACTTCTTCTTGAATGGTACTAATATATTCTTCGTTAGAAGCAACGTCTCCACCCGACGACGATTGATCATCACCTTCTTCTTCATCTTCTTTCGTTGGACTCTCATTTGCTAATACCTCTTCCGCTGAATCTTCTTCCGTTAATGGACTAGATTCTGATTGGTCTGACTCGTCCGAATCTTTTTCAGATTCTTCTGAGCTGCTTTCATCATTTTCTGGTACTGGTGGTGGGTTATTAGTTAGTTCCGGAGTATTCTCCTTAGTGTAAGCAGCAATGTCTTTTACTAATTGAACCACTTCTTCAAAGCTTTCTGTCTTGAGGGATCTATCACAAAATACATATTCTTCTGGAGAAAATGGTACTTCCATGAGATTACCTAATTTAGTCTTTAGGTTAATCTTATCTATGAGCTTAACTTTTGGCCAGTTAACATCATCCAATAAACCAAAGAATTCTAATTCTAAAAGCTTTTTATAGCCTCTATTGAATGGACCAACTAAACCAGGATATCTAGTTTTAATCTTTCTCTCGATTCTAGCATCTTCTATAACGTTAACGTATGATCTTGGACACCCTTCCAGTTTTTCCGTGGTGTCGTGCCATCCTTCATATGGCGTTTCTAGTGCATGACCAACTTCATGACCAATGAATAGATCGTAAACGTCTTTACCCATATCTTTCCATGTGGGTAAGCCGAGTACACGGTTCTTAATATCGAACCAAGCAGTTTTATAGTTGCCATGTCTAATTGTTATATTTTCTCTAGCTAGAAGCTTTGGTAAAGAAGAATTCTCGTACATAATCGCTTTTCCTTATTTAAGATGAGTATTATACCATACTATCATACTAACCGTAACCCCCTAAACACAAAAAGCCTATGACAAATAATCATAGGCTTATGCTTTTTTATTATATTGGGGTTCGGCTCTATCTTATTTTGGAAAAGTTCTTATGCTTGAAGAACTCTATTTTAGATCTAAACTTGTTTTCTAATATATCGCCTTTATGAGATATAATAAACACGTTTGTGCCATCTTCAAGTGTACTTAGGATCTTGGTTAAACTATCCACTCCGTCCGAATCTAAAGAAGAATCAAAGGTCTCGTCCAACACCAATAGATTAGTAGATGCACTGTTTTTCATCTTAGCAATTTGTCGCCATGTGAAAAGTAATGCCAGATCTATCCGTTGTTTTTCGCCTTCTGAAAATGATGCATAGTTAAACGAATCCCGGTGGCGTGATCTAATGGTTTCCCCAAAGTTTTCATCCAGATGAAAAGCGACAAAGAAGTCCAGAATCTGCAGGTACTGATTAATGAATCTATTCATAACAGGAAGATACTGCTTAATCACTTTAGTTTTAATTCCAGTATCCTTTAACATTTCTCCAAGTACTTCGTTATAGGTTCTTTCTTCAACATACTCTAACTTCTTTTCAGTAGCAGATTCTTTAGCGCTCGAAAGTGAATCTAGTTCTTGGCGAGCTAATGCGCTATCACCAGTTTGGCTAGATAAGCGATTGATCTCTTTTTGAACCTTATCAATCTCTTTTTGCAACACGCTAATAACATCGTTATTGGAGTTAATCTTAGCTTGTTTTTGTCTTAATACGTTTAGGTTGGAGCTTACCTCTTTTAACTCGTATTTTACGCTTTCAAGACTCTTTTCAACCTTTTCCTTATCGGTCTGTACTTCCTTAGCCTTAGATATGATCTTTGTGATTTTATCCTTTTTAATGTCAGGCGATATATCCTGTTCACACGTTGGGCATTGGTCATTAATCTCATAGAACTTGGATTGACTTACTAGTTCTTTAATTTTAGAGTTATACTGAAGGTTATATGATTTCATTTGGGATAATTGATCGGTTAACCCCTTATTAGTCTTCTCTTCATCCAGCATAAGAGTCTGAAGGTTTTTACCTAACTTTCTAGATCCTTCAAATGTTTCTTCGATCTTCTTCTTATGAATATCAATGGATTCTATCTTTTGTGCTATTTGATCCTTATTTAAGGATTCAAGGTTTTTGATATACTTTGTCTGTGAATCTATTTTTGTTTTAAACATCTCTATGCGATGACTGATATCTACCAGCTCTTCTTTGATCTTTGCGTTTCTTTCCTTTAACAACAAATTCATTTTAGAGAAGATATTAATATCAAGAAGGTCTTCAATAATACCTCGGCGTGACCAAACGGGGAGTTGCATGAAAGGAATAAATGAACTACTACCTAGGACTACCACCTGATGAAATGACTTATGATTAAGCTTTAGAATGTTAGCTTCTAAAAACTTCTGATAATCCCTTGCGTTTGCAGACTGATTAATCATATTACCATTTTGCCAGATTTCGAACTTAGACGGTTTAATGCCTCGTACTACTTTGAACTCAGAGTTGCCTATGTTAAACTCTACTGTTACTTCCGCTCCTTTGCCGTTAATAGAATTAATTAGTTGATTTCTATTAATGTCTCTGTGTGCTTTACCGAATAAACCAAACGATAAAGCATCTAGCATAGTGGATTTACCTGCTCCGTTTGAGCCAACAATTAATGTTGATGGGGATTTGTCTAGTTTGACCTCGATCGGATCTGATCCAGTAGATAAAAAGTTGCGCCATGCAACTGACTTAAAGTGTATCATAGCACCTCCAAATTTTGGGCTTCTGTGTATAATTTGCGTAGTTCTATTTTGAGGTGATCCTTATCTAAGTCGGTATCAACTGCTTCAACATATGAATCTAGAAGTTGCGAAGTATCTTCTAGTGACACTTTACCATCATCAACGCTTTCTCCTAGATATTCTTCGAAGCTTTCAGCAATCTTTAGTTCAAAGGTTTCGATATTCTGAAGTCTATCAATAAATCTATCAAACATATAAAGGTCTGACTTATTAACAACAATTAGCTTGATGAACTTATTCGCAAATTGTTGAACATCCATTTCATTATAATCAGTCTTAGTATCATCATAGATAACCTTTTTAAACAACGTAATAGGATTTCTTACTGGAGTAATCTCTCTAGTCTCGGTATCTAATATGTGGAAATACTTAGGATCATCGACGTCGGACCATGTAAATTCCATCTGAGAACCTAAATAAGTAACGTTACCTTGATTAGATTTAGTATGAAAATGACCGGATAGAACCATTTCGAATCTGGAGAATGCATCGGCTTCCATACCATGTGGATTAGTAACGCCTGCCATCATTTCAAATCCCTTTAACTCGAGATGCGCACCAATAATAGAAGCTTCACAGTTCTGTACCCATTTCATGGATTCTTCATAGTTCGAATTGTTAATCCACGGTAATGCTCCAACCTTACATCCGGCATAGTCTAATATCGTAGGCTTCATAATGATGTTAACGTTGGAAGTAAAGTAACCTAGTAGCTCTTTTAAAGAGCATAGTTCGTTGGTATTCTTGTAAAAAACGTCATGGTTACCAGGGATAATATCCATAGTAATACCGTTATCACGCATAGGTTCTAGGAAGTCTTTTCGGTTCTGATTAAGAGCCTTAAAGTTAACAAACTTGCGATGTTCATAGTAATCACCAAGATGCAGAATATTCTTGATGTTGTGTTCCTTCAAGTAAGGGAAGAATATCTCTCTGTAAAACCTTCCCTGATAGTCCAGGAAGATTTGGGAACTATTGCGAGTTCCTGCGTGGGTATCATTCAATATTGCGACTTTCATAATATGGTTCCTGTTATAACATAAAGAGTTCTAGTTTTTCTCTTGCTTTTTCTTCTTTAGCGAATTCTTTAATCTTTTCATCTTTGTTCTTAACCTGATCAATTCGGGTTCTTAATGAATCAACATAAGCCATAGTTTCTGTCGCTCCGCTACTGTCAATACCCATATCCGCAAAGTCTTCTATACCCATACGCTCAATGAATCTAAACTTGATTTCTTGTTGTTTCTTTTCTTTGGCAATACGTCTAATGAATGCGTAAAAACAAATCTGTGTAAAATACGAGAAAGCATTAGGCAAACCTGTGCGAGTCGTAGTTTCAATTCTATAGTTATTAACTGCTCTTAAACAGTTTTCTACAGCATCCATAACCATTTCTTCTCTATAGGTATATCTAACAAAGTTAGGTCTATGTGATAGTCCTTCGGATATCTTAAGGAAACAGGTAGCAATATAGTCTGTAACCTTAGGAATAGATATATCTTGTTCCTTTGCTTCTCTAACGTCTTTAACATAATCTACTACAGCTAAAGAGAATTGCTTATTATCAATATAATGTGGTTTAGCTTTTGATTTGGCGGTAGCCATTATTTCTTCTCCTACGTTATTGTTTTAATATAAGGATCATTATACCATACTTTTCAAAGAAAGTAAACCCCTAGATTAGAAATAACTCTAGTTAAATTTATTTCAGATTTATTTCACTTAGGGGGTTTACAAATGGTCAAAAGTACGGTATAATAGAGAGTCAACTCGGAGAAGGATGATATACTAATAAAAGCATATCCCTTATTGTGATATGGTATACTCTTCGAGTATTTCATCATCTTGTTTAGATCTAATGTATACTTCTTTTAAAGTATTGATCATCAAACCCCAGATGTGTTTCTCTTAGGGTGAAGGCATGCCTAATGAGATTTATTTCACTTAGGGGTTTACAAATGTAGTAAACTATGGTATAATAGAGAGTCTTCTCAGGAAGAGATGATATACTAATGTATTGTCTCTTCTTTATCAGGAGATTGTTCTCCATCTTCCATTGATTGTGATTTATTATACTCTTCGAGTATTTCATCATCTTGTTTGATTAACTCTATTGTTTG